CAGCTGACATGACCCGTGAGCCCTGTTCCAACATAGCAATAGTTGTACCTACCGCTGCCTGCTGATTGCCATCGCCTACTTTCATATCAGTGATAGTCGCGAATCGCCGTCCTGCATCAACTACAAAGCCTAACAACGCCATCAAAGTCTGGTCTGGACCCTTAAATGGCAGCGACATCAAACTCGATCTTATGTCCCCGCCCGGTGCATCAACGTCTCTAAACTCACCCGGCTGTAGCGGCTCATCGTCATCCCTGATCCGTAGGCCGCGGGCCTTGAAGCCAGCTGGTAGATTAGATAACGTACCTGCATCAATCAGTTGTCTTAGTGCGGCAGTCGCGGTTCTTGATAAACCACCAATAGTATGTATTAACCCTAGTCCGTAAAACCCGAAGCCCGGTAAGAACTTATAATGAACAAAATACTGTATCTTTTTCTTGTCTTTGTCGTCTTCGTTATAGTTTCTGCGAATAGATAGTATCTGCCCGTTATCCTGTGATATTGTCACAATATACGGTACCTTGATACCTGTCGGCTCACCATCGTCGTCTGTCTCTTCAAAACCCTCTAGGTCAAGATCGACATGGCACTCCAGTAAAGTACAGTCATAGTCTATGTTTGATGGGTACATACCATCAATACGCTCTAGTTCTTCCTGTACAGAGTTACTGTCGCCCTGCGCTGGTATTACAGGTATGTCCCTGTAAAAGCCTGATAATTGTCTTTTACGTAAGTCATTTAAGCTCATCTTCACAACATGCGTTATGTTTGGACATGTTTCTAAATCAGATGTGCTGTATGGTACGATTAGGTTCTCAGCCGGTACAAACTTACTTACAGCTCGTCCTAAGTTCTCATCATAGTAAACTTTCTTAAATGTTGACCCTGCAAGCGGCAAATAAAACAGCATCTGGTCAAATTCTGGTGTGTACTCCTCCATAACAGAAGAAATATAGTAATTCATAAACTCTTTTACACGCTGCGCCTGATCTTCTTTCTCAGGTGTGCTGGATCCTAAAACCTGTGTCCGGACTGGACCACCCGGTGGCAGCAGCTCGTTGAAGGCTTGTGCCTGAAACTGCGTGGCTGATTCAGCGAGTAAAGGGTGCGTAACACCGCTTGCTCCTCTGAAAGGCTGTGCTCGCTCTTCGTAATTAAACCCCAACAACTCCAAACCGTTAGCGAAAGCATCTTCCCACTCCTGTCTACTGGATTTGTTTTCTTCAAACTCACCTGTTAATTCACCAGAGATCCTACCAAGTTCCGTGTCAGATAACTCTTCTGCCAAGTTGTCTCCGAACTCACCCTCTGGTCCACCTATGTTTGGATCAAAGTCCACAACTACGCCGCCGTCATCTTCTAGTGTAACTTCTACTTCAGGTGACATAAGATCATCGTCTATAGCTTCAGGAAGTTCAATGTTAACTTCAGCTCGTAACTCAGCTTCGTCAAGTTGAGTAGGCACTTTGTCCATAATGCTTGCTATCGGTTCTCTTGCCATTTAGATCTCCTTTTGAAAATCATAACCTATTTCTGTACATATTAACAGCTTTATCCTTTAAGCCTATTACGCCGCCTTCGGCTTTTCTTGTGCCAAAGTTTTCACCATACTTTTTTTTCATTCTGTTTCTAAAGTCTTTTTCAAATTTAACATACTCATCAACTTGATCGGTTCTGTAACTATCAATCTGGTCTGGAAAGTAAATTGAATAAGCCGAAGTAAGCGGACTAACGCCAGCTTTTTCTATCTCTTCTTTAAATTTTTTTGTACCGGCTTCCTCTGCCATTATCGTATTGGCAAAATTATATATGCCTATTGCATCATTCAAATACATTTTTCTTAAAAATTCATAATCGTAATCAATTCGGCTGCCTCCGGTATAATCTACCATATCCATACCATATATACTTTTCAAAACTTCCCGAAAATATCTTTTACGATCATCTGTGAAATACAAGTTAAATACCCTGTTGGCCTCATCTAAAAGTTCCCTTTTTTGTAAATCTTTTATGTCTTTTTTTCTTTGACCTATTTGAAAAAATATTTCATCAATTTCGTCTTTGGTTGTAGCTTTCTGTAATTTTTTATTTAAGTCACCTAATATCTTGTTACCAAATCTTGAACTTTTCTCCAAAAGATCTTCCATGTAAGCTGTGTTCACTAAAGATTGTAAATATCTGTGTTCTGCTTTTATTTCTTCTGATTCATTAGCTATTACTGGTGCTTTTGATTCAAGCTGGTTTTTAAAAAAGGATAAATCTATGTTTCTGTCTCTTTTTAATAATTCTGCGCCTTTGTGCATCAATTCATGGACTAAAGTAGCTTCACTTTTGTCTGGCAATATGTTTTCGCCTCGTGGTAATGCCTCTAAAAATATTAAATTACTACTAGGATTATACGAACCCATAACACCGGGGCCCATAACATCTCTAGCTCTAGGGTCACCGCTCTTCATGTATTTAACATAATCTGATAAACTTCTATTATCCATCAAACCCGCCTGTAAAACAGGGTTAAATTTCATTTTATTTAAAAGATCGAAACCTAATTCTACATCCCCAAACTCCACGCCCGATCTGTAAGTGGTCGCACCTTTTGGCTTTCTTACATAAACATCGTCAGGTAAAACATAATATTCATCGATGACATCTTTTACGGTAGGATCAAAAGGATTTCCATATTCGTACTCACCTTTACGCTTCATCTTCCTGTCAACGTAACCGGGACCTTGAAAAGATCTATCCATCATCAGTCCTGCTTGAAACCTGTCAATACCCTCTTGAACAATCTCGTCTTGTTTGGCTCTCTCAGCAACGGCTCGTTGCTCTTCAAATATATTTCTCTCTACTGTAGGCTCTTCTTCAAAAAAACTACCTATGTAATCCTTTATTGACTGAACTATACCGCCATTCTCAAAATATTGTACAAAAGGCTCTATGCCCCGTGGGCCGCGGTTCATGTTAACTGCTTTGTCTTTCATACTAACGACGCCGCCGTCTTCCATCATAAAGTCTGCATCATCAAACTTGTCAGGGTCCTTCTTGGCAAACGGGCTTTGCAAAACCTTAGTGCTACCTTTTGGTCTGTCAAATACTAACATTTCAAAAGATAGTTTTCCTTTATCTTCATAGGCGTTAAAGTAAGGTACATGTGTGAACCCTTCTTCTGCTAAATCTTTTGATATTTTTTCTATATGTGATCGTATTTCCGATGTCGGTATGCTTGTCGTTTCGAGCAACAAATCATTTCTCGTAAAAGTTGTCTTAGATCCTTTTGCTTTTAAAATTTTATCCACTTCCGCAGCTTTGAAATCTATCAATTCACTTTCTGTAAATGGTTTATTAGTTTTAGGGTTTAAAAAAGGCTTACTTAAATCAGCTTGTAATGGCACGGACCCACCTTTAACTTGTTTATCACCCTCTACAAAAGGAGAATCTTTTAAAACTATTTCACCATCTTGTGAACGCACACCGCCTACTTGACTAATGAACCTATCCTCTGCTGCCCTTGGAGTGGATGCAACATGGGGGCCAAAATCATAAAAAGCAAGTTTAGACCTGTCAAATTTTGTAAAACCGGGTTTAGTGGTGTAGTGAAATACGGGCGTATCAATCTTGCTGAAAGCTAAAGCAGATCTAACGGATCTTCTCTGATCGCCTATGCCTCTGCCGCCCGGTACCTCTGTCACATTCGCATCACCTGACGCAGCTCGTATTACATCCTTGTAGTCTTTGCCACCTTGAACCACAACCTTATCGTAGCCCTCTAAGGTGTTTTTTATTCTGTTCATCTGTTCAGGGTCTTGCTTAAATTCACTTGCTCTTTTCGGGCTCATCAACTCATCATAATTTTGTATTTTAGTATCTGATCTTATCAAACCATGTTTGGCTGACAAAATAGCTACGTCTACGTTATCCTTCACACCTTGCTTTTTTAAACTTTGGAATACGGGCCCCAAGTAACGGTCAACTGCTTCCATGTTCCCAACATCAGGACATTTCGTTTCACTACAAGATAAAACAAGAAGCTGTCTGCCCTTTTTAGTTTCAGGTGAAAACAAGCTGCCTGAACCTAAATTTATATCGTCAGTTGCTTTGGCTAAAGAAAAAGATCGCAAATCACCATTCAAGTTAACTATCAGCTCTCTTTCGGCGTCATTACCTGCAAAAGCTATTTCTTCTATGTCAAAAGTTCTTTTTTCTATGTTTTTTTTCGCACCCTCATTCATAACTTCAGCATAATTAGTAATTCTTTGTAAGGGTATTTTACCATCAGGAAACATCCTTAATAAGTTAGCGTCCAAAACTTGTTTATATTGTGTATAGTCAGGATCCGCGAAAGCCGTTTCTAAAGCTTTTCTGTTGTTCCTATCTTCATATTTAAATAGCAAATCGTTTATTCGTGGATACTCTAACCTTGCTCCTTCTTCTCCCATTGCTTCAAAAAATTCTTCTTGGTCAGAAACCTCCATCTTAGAACCGCCACCAGAAGGAGTGTCATCCATCTTCATAATACTAGCATCTATGTCAGGGCCCCCAGCCATAGCTGGTTTTGGTCCCATATACGGAATAAAACCTTCAAGACCTTTTCTTGCTTTTCTTGCAATCGGTCCTATACCGGGCGCAACACTTGCTGTGCCCAAAGTTACTAAGCCCATGCCTTTAAGAGCCTCAAGAACATCATCGCTCTGCATCATCTGACCACCCTGCGATAAAATGCCGGGCAGCTCGTATGCAGCTATCGCTTCTCCTGTGCCGGGCAGGAATGATGCAGCGTCATACACATCCTGTGCAGACATGCCTTTTTTACCTTCAGCTTCTAGTCTTGATAATACGTTTCTGTAATTTTGCTGAGGATCAGCCATTTACACCTCAATAATAAGCCCTTACCTGAGCTGACCCATCGCTCTCGTCCCAATCGTCGCTCGGTAGCTGTACAAAATTACCCTGACGATACCGCATGAGAGCCTGTGTCATGCT